ATGCTTTGAACCTACAACTCCAGCCTTTATTTGATGCTGAGTATCACGCAAAGCTAGAGGAGTTAGGAAAGCAAAAGCTAAAGTTATCTGACCCACCTGTCCGTGAGGATGACGATGGTAATTGGGTGGTCAAAGCTAAGTTAAAGAATGTACTTGCTGGTGTGTATAAGGATGGAAACCCAAGACCTGCAAAGTCTATTGCTCTGTATGATTCACAAGGTAAGCCATTAAAGGATACATTGGTACGAGGTGGATCAAAGGTTAAGTTATCAGTGCGTCCGAGTTTTTGGTATGTTGCTTCAACAGGTTTTGGAATGAGCCTTGATTTGTTGGCAGTACAAGTCATCGAGTTAGGAGATGGTGGTTTGAGTGACAGGGCAGCTGAAAGCTTTGGGTTTACTGAAGTTGAAGGCGGCTATGTTAACGGAGGTGAATCACTTGAAGGAGCACTCGATGCCGAAGAGGAAGAAGAAGATATCATCAAGGCAGACTTTTAGGTCTGGATTTGAAGAGAGAATAGCAAACCAACTTAAAAGGTGTGGTGTCTGCTACTCTTACGAATCGTTAGTCATTGAGTACAAGAGACTGAGTACCTACACTCCTGACTTTATACTGCCTAATGGAATCATTATTGAGACCAAGGGTAGATGGGTTACTGAGGATAGGACTAAGCACTTGTTAATTCGTGAGCAGCATCCTGAGTTAGATGTCAGGTTAGTGTTTATGAATGCTTATAACAAACTTCGTAAGGGTAGCAAGACTACCTACGCACAATGGTGTGAGAAGAAAGGAATATTATATGCACACAAACAAATACCAAAGTCATGGCTTTCACAAGAACGCATCAGCAATGTAATAAATGTGGATCGAGTGACGCTGTCGGAGTCAACGCAGACGGAAGCACAATGTGTTTCAGCTGCAATACATACAGTCGAGGCAGACAACCAAAAGAAACAAAAACAATAATGACCGAAACTAATTTTATACATGGAAAACCACAAGAAATAGCTAGAAGAAATATAACAAAAGAAACCTGTCAGAAGTGGGGCTATCATATAGGCAACCACAATGGCGAACCAGTACACATTGCCAACTACAAATCAAGGAACGGCACACTTGTAGCACAGAAGCTGCGGTTTGCTAATAAGACTTTTTCTATTAAAGGAGAGCTGTATGGATTATATGGACAGCACCTTTGGAGTAGTGGTGGACGGAGAGTGGTAGTGTGTGAAGGTGAGATTGACGCACTATCTATCAGCCAAGCATTCGGTAACAAGTGGGCAGTAGTATCTGTACCTAACGGTGCAGGAGGAGCAAAGAAATATGTATCACAAGCTATCGACTGGTTGGAATCCTTTGAGAAAGTAATCTTCTGCTTTGATAATGATGATCCAGGAAGGAACGGAGCTACAGAATGTGCATCGTTGTTAACACCTGGTAAAGCACACATCGCAGAGTTACCTCTTAAAGATGCTAATGATATGTTAGTAGCAAAGCGTAGCGAGGAGTTGGTGAATTGTCTGTGGCAAGCTAGAGAGTACAGACCTGATGGGATAGTAGGAGGAGAAGAGATATGGGAGGCGGTAATAAAGGAAGATACTTCAGAGTGTCAACCTTATCCCTATGCTTCTTTGAATGGGATGACGCACGGTCTGAGGAGGGGAGAGTTGGTGACACTTTGTGCTGGTTCAGGGATTGGAAAGTCTCTGTTCTGTCGTGAAGTCTGTCACCACCTCCTCGGACTAGATCAAACCGTAGGATACATAGCACTGGAGGAGTCAGTAAGACGGACAGCGTTGGGTATCATGGGTATTCATGTGGGTAAACCGCTGCACTTGGAGAATGATTTGAACAAGGAAGAACTCAGGAAAGCATTTGAAGATACAGTAGGTAATGGAAAGTTCTATACCTATGACCACTTCGGAAGTACGGAGAGTGACAATCTGTTAAGTAAGATTAAGTACCTGTGCAAAGGATTAGGATGTAAGTGGATATTCTTAGACCATCTATCCATTGTAGTTAGTGGTATCCAAGGAGATGATGAACGACGGTTAATTGATAATACAATGACCAAACTTAGAAGTCTAGTTGAAGAGACTGGATGTGGAATGGTGCTAGTATCACACCTTAGAAGACCACCGAATGGTGGAGGACATGAAGAGGGTGGAGTCACTAGATTATCAGACCTAAGAGGTAGTCATTCTATACCACAACTTAGTGATATGGTACTAGGATTAGAGAGAAATCAACAAAAAGAAAACAATAACGAAACAAAAGTAAGGGTGCTGAAGAATAGATTCTCAGGAGAAACTGGACTTGCTACTACCTTGTTCTACGATCAAGACAGCGGCAGGTACACAGAAGATGAGAATGTATTTAAAGATAAAGCACCATTTTAATAATATGAAAATACTATTCTTTGATATAGAAACAAATGCAATCGAGGACTTCACTAATCTGAGTGACCTCAAGGTCTGTCATTGCTTATCGATCTACGATCCAATAGCACAGAAGATGGTTACCTTTAGTGGTGATGGGATAAAGGAGGGATGTAGGATGTTATCGAAAGCTGACAAGATTGTAGGACATAACATCATAGGCTTTGACTTGCCAGCACTAGCTAAACTCTATGGCTTCTATCCTCCATTAGTACAGGTACAGGACACATTAGTAATGTCGAGATGTATTCATCCTGACTTGCGAGAAGAAGACTTCAAGCGTAAGGACTTTGATCCTAAGTTAGTGGGTAGTCACAGCTTGAAAGCTTGGGGACACAGGATGGGTAAGTTGTTAAAGCTTACATACGGAGAGAACGAGGATGCTTGGGACAGCTACAATGAGGAGATGAAGAAGTATTGTGAGCGAGATGTTCTAGTTACTAAGACCTTGTATGAATACTTCATTAACAAGTTACCTAGCAAGAAAATGATAGACATCGAACATTGGTTTGCTTACATCATCAGACTACAGGAGTCAGCAGGTTTTGGATTCGATATAGCAGCAGCAGAAGTATTAGAACAAAAGCTAATCTTAGTAAGAGCAAAGCTACAAGATAAACTGCAAGCTATGTTTGAACCTACTGTTAAAAAGATGAAGACTCCAAAGGGATATAGTTTAACTATTGAACACATGGATGGAGTTGAAGTAATCAATGCACCCACCAAAGCTAAGTTAAAAGAGATACTTAAGAGTAGAGGTATGGTACAGAACCTAGTTAACAAAGCTAAAGCACTAGATGTAAAGGAGGAGATCATACCTTTCAATCCTGGTAGCAGGAAGCAGATCAAGGAACGCTTTGAGGAACTTGGGTTTGAGATACCTGTAAGTGAGGATGGAAAGACTATAAAGGTTGATGAACCTACTCTTAAAAAGATAAACCATCCAGCTGCCGAGCTATTGCTGGAGTACCTGTTGGTCGTAAAACGACTGGGTCAACTTGCTGAAGGCGAGAATGGATGGCTTAAGTTAGTTAACAATAAAAGGATTCACGGACGAGTCAACACAAACGGTGCAGTCACAGGAAGATGTACACATTCCAAACCTAACCTAGCACAAGTACCTGCTACTAGAGCAGAGTACGGTAAGGAGTGTAGAAGTTTATTCATTCCACTTAAAGGTAATGTATTGGTAGGTGTAGATGCCAGTGGACTTGAGTTAAGAATGCTTGCACACTACCTAGCTAATTGGGATGGCGGTGAGTACACTAGGAATATCTTAGAGGGTGACATCCACACAGTTAATCAACAAGCTGCTAAGTTAGAGACTAGAGACCAAGCAAAGACATTCATCTATGGATTCCTTTACGGTGCAGGTGATGCTAAGATTGGACAGATAGTAGGAGGTTCACAGAAAGAAGGAGCAATATTAAAGAAGAAGTTCCTGTCTAACTTACCTGCTTTAAGAATACTGAAACAAAAGATAGAGGATAAAGTAAGAAGCTCTGCTTGTTTAACAGGATTAGATGGTAGAGTATTACCTGTAAGATCAGAACACGCTGCACTTAATATGTTACTTCAATCTGCTGGTGCTGTAGTTATGAAGGTAGCACTTATAAAGTTACACAACAAACTACAGACTTTAGGATGGCAACACGGTAGGGAGTACACCTTTGTAGGTAACATACATGATGAGTTCCAAGCTGAAGTTAAACCTGAGTTGGCTGAGACATACGGAGAGTTAGCAATCAAAGCAATCAAAGCAGCAGGTAAGGACTTGAAGTTACTTTGTCCTATGGACGGTGAATATAAGATAGGTCAGTCATGGGCGGAGACACATTAAGATGAAAACGGAAACTTGTAATATCTGCAAAGAGACTATGCTCATAACGAAAATGATTAAAGATAAGAAATCAAAAACAGGTTATGGGAAAAGATGTAAGAATTGCAGAAGAGAGCAACAACGACGACGCATCGAAGAAAACCCTGAGCATTACGAAGCGATATGGAGGAGGCAGCATCTTAAAAATAGATATGGAATAACACCTGAAGATTACGAAGTGATGCTTAAAGAACAGAAGGGTAAATGTGCTATATGTGATCGGCATGGACAAAGTCCAGGTAATAAAAGACTGTTAGATGTAGACCACTGTCATAAGACAGGGAAAATAAGAGGTTTGTTATGTAATAGATGTAATCAATCAATGGGTAAAGTTAAAGATGATATAGATTTGTTAAAGAAGTTCCTAGCTTACCTAATTGGATGGGAAAGAAGACATGACAGCGGAACTTGAATACGATTGGCACTTGAAAGTTGCAGAATTGTACGATACAGTTGACCTCAGATTTCCTATGCCATCTTCAAACAGCCAACGAATCGGAGCAATAGCAGAGTCCAGGTTCATAACAGAATGTTTAGAGAGAGACTTTGAACCTCACATACCCACAACACCTATGCCTTGGGACTTCATTGTCACTTGTCCAGCAGGTACTTTAAGAGTACAGATAAAAGCTACATCTAAAAAGCTATCTGCTAATACATACGGTATAAACAGTGGATCAGGACATACAAGAAAAGCTGCTATGTGTGATACAATAGATGTTGTAGGTTGTTATGTTTTGCCTGAGAAGACTTGGTGGTTAATACCTAGAGACAATGTAAGTGGATTAACTATAAAGTTGAATGTACTACCTAACAGCAAATCTAAACATAAAAAATACCAAAACAACTGGAGCATATTCTATGAGTAAAACAACCATACTGATTGATGCAGATGTCTTAGCATTTGAATCATCTATAATAGCACAAGAAAATATACAATGGGAAGAGGAGCTTTGGACTGTACATGCAGACATGTCAGTAGCTAAGGACAGAGTCATCGGAAGAATCGAGCAATTCAAGGACTTGTTAAAAGCTGATGAAGTAGTCCTAGCGTTAAGTGACAGAGCAAACTTCAGAAGGAAACTATTCCCTGATTATAAATCTAACAGAAGAAAGTCTGTACTGCCTATCATCTTAAAGCCTATGAAGGAATGGATGATTAATGAACTTGATGCACAGTTGTGGGCTAACATAGAAGCTGATGATATATTAAGTATCTTAGCTACTGAGTATCCTAACAGACAAGACAAGAGAATCATTGTTAGTATAGACAAGGATTTCAAAGGAGTGCCAGGAATATTCTATGACTATAACAGACAGGAATACCACGAACCAACAGAGGAAGAAGCTGACAACTTCCACTTAGTACAGACATTGATGGGAGATTCTACGGATGGATTCAGTGGAGTCAAAGGTGTCGGTCCTGTAGCTGCGGAAAGATGGTTAGATGAGAACGGATACACTTGGGAATCTGTTGTTGCTTTATACGAGAAGAAGGGACAGACAGAACAGGATGCTTTGATAAATGCTTGGATGGCAAGACTACTGAGAAAGGAACAATATAATAAAAAACAAAAACAAATAACAAAACTATGGACACCAAAGAACTACCAAACAGCGGACAAAAGGAGAATTACGACACAGGTGCACAGCGTGACAGGGCTACTGGACGAGGACGATTCAGCCTTATTCCTCCAATCGCCATTCGATCCCTTGCCAAACGATTTGAAGACGGAGGGAAAATGTACGGAGACAACAACTGGCACAACGGATTCCCACTCAGCAGATTAATAGATAGTATGAGTAGACATCTGTTAGCATTAAGTGAAGGAGATGAATCAGAGGATCACGCAGGTGCTATACTTTGGAATGCAAGTGCTTTCCTTTGGACAGAGGATATGATTAAGATGGGTAAGTTACCTGATGAACTAGATGATAGGAGTTATAACAA